TTAATTGATCCTCCCTATGGTATATATAATAAAAATGTTTCAGGATTTATGAAAGAGCGTAAAGGGGCCAATACTGTAAAATGGGATGTTCCTCCAAATAAAGTTTTTTTCGATGAATTGTTTCGCGTATCAGTTAATCAAATAATATGGGGTGGAAATTATTTTTTAAGATTTTTAGGGGACTGCTCGGCTCCTATAATATGGGATAAGGAAAACGGAACTAATTTTTTTTCCGATGGTGAATTTGCGTGGACATCGTTTAAGGGAACGCTGAGAATATTTCGGCATCAATGGTGCGGAGCTTTCAAAGATTCGGAACGAGGTGAAAAAAACTTTCATCCCACCGGTAAACCGATTGCATTATATAGATGGTGTTTGCAAAGATTCGCAAAACCGGGATGGTTGATCCTTGATACACACGTCGGGAGCGCGTCAAGTCTGATAGCGTGTGAAGATATGGGATTCGATTACGTCGGGTGCGAGCTGGATAAAGATTATTACAAGATGGCGTGCGAACGGATTGAGATTTTCCGGGCGCAACCAAAGCTGAATATAATAGAAGAATCATCACCAAAACAACCCGATCTTTTTTAAAAATAAATGTTGACAAAGTACAGCTATAGATATATATTATAGGTATAACAAGGAGGGCGAGATGTTTGAGAAAGGCAAATGGTACGATCAGGACGGTACGTATTCGGCTTTTAATGGTCCGGCGGAATGTTTAGATACGAGTATTGATAGCGGTGGAGATTTGTGCGGTGAGTTTGGATGTGGACTATGGTATTTTACCAGACATTTCCACGAAGTTCCCGCACCGACTATCGGACACGTCGAAAAGCTCGACCAGTCGATCAACGATCGGCTCGCAAGACTCAAAGAGATAGATCAGCAGATCGCGGACTTTCTCGCGCACTGCGAAGGCGGACGGGTTGAGGAAGTGATCCCGGCTGATACGCGTGAATCGATCCGCGTGATATTTACAAGGGGGTGAGTGATGCGGCGCATGAGGAAGCAGGTTTGCGGAGCATTCAGCCCGTGGAACTTCGGCATCGAATCCGGTGAACGGCGCTATGATTATATTAACGGGAAGGTATATGACATAACGGAGTCGAATGGATGCGACAAACGGCGCATCGGGGAATTGAGTTATCATGAACCTGAGGCGCAGAAAAAAGGCAAACAAGCCGTCCAGATAGACGGTGTATGGTATTGGAAATAAGGGGGTGAGTGATGCGACGAAACTATTATGGTAAGTGCAAAGATTGTACAGCGTTTTTTAAGCCGAAAAATAAAGAGGATTACGAAAAAAATGTTGACGGGTTTTGCGTTTTAAATCCTGCATGGTTCCCTGTGTATAACGCTGAGGAGCATTTTTGCATTCGGTGTGTAAGGGGGTGAGTGATGCAGTGTCCGGGGTGCGGTGGTGATGGACGATGGATGCATGATGGTATCAAGTCTGACTGCGGTTATTGCAAAGGCACCGGCGTGCTATACGCACAAGCGGACATCGACGCGAAAGACCGCGAGATTGATACGCTGAACAAGATGTGCGACAAGCTGGCTGAAAAAATTGCAGAAGATGGCGCGCCGTTGATGTCGACATGTAATGTGTGCGGGTATTACGCGATAATCGGATGCATTAGGCCGTCCGGTGCGACGTGTATCGACGGCGTCAGAGCATGGGCACGGCAACAGGTAGAGGAGAGGAAATGAACGCGTATTATGTTTATACGAATTATTCTGGAGTATTGCCTTTCGCGGTTGTCGTGGCCGGGACGTTCTCGGATGCGGCGATTGTTTTCGTGAAGAATCAACCAGGCGAGAAAATTTTTAAAATTGAATTGCTAATGACTGAAGGATACGTGTATGTTCAAGAGGGGAAATGATGCGACGATATAGAAAACGTGAATCGATGTCCTGGCCATGGACGATTGCGGTGGTTTTTGCATCGCTTCTTTTCGCCTTTCTGTTCATGGGTAGATTGCTAATTGAGGTGGTGATACCTCAAGAAATCTATACGGGCGTGATCCTTGGATCATCTTCATTCTCGATGATTTTCCTCGGGATAGGGATTATTTACGACGCAACGAAGAGGGGGAGGCGGAAATGAAAATCAATATATGGATGCTGAAATGGAAATTGCGGAAATCGATAAATAAAATTATGTGTTTTCTCGGGCTGCATCAGTGGGCATGGCATGAAGATCAAACAGGAGAGAGAACCTGGGCTTGCCGATACTGTGGCAAGGAGTTGAACGAATGACCGGTCGTCGTGTACCGTGGACCCATGCTCGTGCACTCGCTGACATGCGCTGGAATGAGTTTGGTAAAATGCGCGAGCGGCGGAAAAAGAAACGGCAAGCGCGGCGAGAAGAACGGCGATGGCTGAAACAGGAGATGAAAGGGGAAAACGATGAATAAAGAAGCGGCGACAAAAGAGGTAATCGAGCTGTTGATCCATTGGTTATCCGACTTCAGTCTGCGCACATCGACGGCAAATACGGCTAACAAGATCGTAGACGCGGTGATCGGCGAGCTGTTCGGGTACAAGGCGGAGAGAGCGGAGGATTGTTGGGCATGTAAATGCTTAAAATACGACTCGTGGGATAATCCATTATGCATATTGGGCGATGGCGAAATAGTGCGCTCGATTGGCGAACTCTATCCCGCATGCTCGACTGGCGAACTCTACCCCACATGTCCGAAACCGGAGCGGCCGAAGGGGGAAGTATGACGAGGGAAGATGAGTTTGTTTGGCGCACGTTGCACGAACTGTGGCACCGAGAAATGCATAAAAGCGGCATACACGAGGACTCTGTGTCCGGTAAGGCTATTGTTGAGCCGTGGACTATTGTCCTGTGCCCCGGGTGCGCGAAGAAAGGAGCAGCGAGTGAAAAATCCGAATGAGTTTTGCGGGATAGTATTCCCGGTGAAGTGGGACAAGAACAATGCATTTCTTGTTGATGCAAAGGCGATGAACGAAAAGTTTTTCGAGGAGAACAAATGCGAATCAAATCAATAGTAGTCTACACAACAGGCGATGCAGCGCGGATACTCGGCGTGAGTCCTAAGACGGTCACGGCGCGAGCGCATGAGGAAGGCGTGGGTGTGACAGGCGGTCGCACTACTTTTTTCACCGGCGCGGAAATCCTCCGCATATGGCGCGATCCGTATAACGACCGGCCGGGTAAGAGGCCGAGAGAAAAGCGAACGCTTGAAGAGGTCAAGCGAGAATTGAAAGAGAGGGAAGCGACATGATGTGCCCAGGATGTTCCGGTACAGGAAAATTGAAAACTGTTGATTGCGATAGATCACCGACGATTTCCTGTTTTGGTTGTGATGGCGCTGGTGTGCTATACGTGCAAGCAGACATCGACGCGAAAGACCGCGAGATCGAGATATGGAAAAAGGTAGCTCGCGAATTGGCATGGCGTGTTAATCCTGCTTATTGCCATACATGGTGTGCTTACGGAGACGGCGCGAAATGTATTAAGAAATTTGGTAAACCTTGCCCAGATGGTTTGATCGAATTTGCAAGAAAAGAGGCTGAAAAAGAATTGAAAGAGAGGGAAGGGAAATGACAGGCATATTGATTCTCGTGGTGATATATATCTTATTGATTGCCTTGGCTGGTTGCGGTGATGATCATGACGATTTTGACTGAATACTACACAAACGTATAGTAAAAATATTTTCCGAATTCGTGAAAAAAAGCTTGACAATTAGCCGGTATAGATATATATTATACATAGATAGTTGATGCGAAAGCAAATAAACGACTATCAAGGAGAGAGAAAAATGATATCATTAAAATTTACTGGGTATTGCACCGAATTGCCGCCCGCAATCACAAACGAGATGGCTTTAGGCAAACCGATCTATTCCGCATTTATAGATAGCCCAAAACAAAAGAATTATGGTTACGGAGAATATGAAGAACTTGAAATATGCGGCGATAATCTGATGGAGGGGAACTGCTTAATTATATGGAAAAACAAAGTCCACATAGAATCGATTGTTAAAAGATCAACGGGATTTAGAATTAATTAATAAGGTCGAAACGGCCTCTGGGCCGTCTGCCGGTGTTGCCGGTACTGATGAGACCACGGCCCCCGACTTAGAGCGGGGAAAAGGAGAGAGTGAGATGACAAGAGATAGGGCGAAAGAAATTATTAGAAATTACTTTGACTGGTCGATGGAAAAAGCAATCGGACAAAATCCGCAGAAAAATCCAGAAGCTATCCTTGTTGCTATCAACGCAAAAATTGAAGCAATCGACATAAACGCAATCGATGCGAAAATAATCGCCGATGCTGATTCGGCGACTCGTGAAAATGGAACGATGTTTATAATCGAAAAGTTTGCTAAGGCAATCATGTCTATATAGGTGACGGCACCCCGCAAGGGGTGTAAACCACGAGCGCCGATATCCGAACGACGGCGCAAAAAGGAGAGAGAAGATGACGGGAATTCAGACAGTCATTAAACAATACAGATCGGGTAAAGATGTTTGGGAATATTATTATGTTTATGTTGTTGACGTCAAAAATATCGGGGATCGTACATCAGGAACGCTGTTACTGTACACGGATAGCAAAACGGACGCGATTGAGCACGCTGAGTACGCTGCTAAAAAAGCAGATTTCCCTATTCTTAACGATCTAATATGGAATGATCTTTTAGGCAGCGAATATGTGTACGGTTAACACGCCGGTAGGTACTCAGCGCGGGTTCGAGTCCTGCGCGGCGTATACGGAGCGGTGGCGGAATGGTAGACGCATCGAGCATATCGGAGACATCAACTAACTGGCTAAGGCGATGGGATTTGGAAGGTTCGACACCTCCCGTCAGTGATGATATGCAAGACCATCTGTGCAGGTTCGAATCCTGCCCGCTCCATTACGGTTGTGGATGACGGTTAACGTGGAATCCTCCTCTCTCCCGATCGGAGAGAGAAAGAAAAGGAGAGAGTCATGGAAATACCTACGGGAAAATCGATCGAATGCACAAAAGTATACGAGAAGATCGGCGATGTCGTACATCAACAGGCGGACTGCATTGAGCGTATCGAGCGATGCACGGTGATCATGCGGGATGCATGGGAACGACTCGCAACGGCGGCGGTGCGGATGAACGCGAAGATCGGTGAAGCGGTCGCGAGACTGGACGCGAGGGTTAAAGGAGGAGGATATATCAACCCGTTTGCCGATTCCATCGTCAAGATACCAGAGGAGAATAAAAATGTGTAGAGCGGCGTCTATGTTCGTAACGCGGACAAAAATCTTGCATCTCCCGTGGTGTGATAGCCACGGGAAGATTATCAAGCACTACGGGTTGAAGGATGAGGACGGGGTGCGGGTTGAAATAACTCCTCCAGACAATCTGTACACGACTCCTATCCGTCACTGGATATACAAAGTCGATCAAGACATCCTCCCCGACTGGTACGATGCGCGAGAGGTTGAGGCGGCGGTTAGGAAAGAACTTCCGGCGTGGTGCGAAACGCACATCCTATGGAACGGCAAGATGACGCTTGATAGGCCTGACGGGGATTACTCGGCTATCGTGTTCGGCGGGCATCTAATTGTCAAGGGCCAACAGGGCGGTGACGTGGGGGCGTATGGCTCATCGCGTGTGACCTCGTCGGGCCAACAGGGCGGGACCGTGCAGGCGTATGACTCATCGCGTGTGACCTCGTCGGGCCAACAGGGCGGGTACGTGGGGGCGCATGACTCATCGCGTGTGACCTCGTCGGGCCAACAGGGCGGGACCGTGGGGGCGTATGGCGGAATGGTGATTGAGAAGAAAGGCGGAAATATATGAAAATAAAATGCATGATGGACGGAAAAGAATGCGAGTGTAAAGTATTGGACAATCTCGGATTTCAGGGCGGATACCACGCAAAAGAGGTTGAATACAATGGAATGCCGAAAATAGTTGTAAAAAGAAATGGCCGATGGGAAGCGTGGACGGCGTCAGACAGAACAGGGGCGAATCATGTTTAAACTCATCTATGCAATTATCGGTATATTGGTCGTCTTGTGGTCGGTGCATCACTGTTATCGAACGCGGATGATCCAGAATCGTATCGACGACAACGCGCGGCGCTCGCGTGACGTGTGGAAGAAAGTCGAAAGACAACTGGAGGACTGGACGAAATGAAAAGATATAAACTCACGAATCAATATATGCATACGTATGGCGGGTATCAATGGGCGCTTATTCTTATAATGAACGTGAAATTAAAAGCCAGAATCGAGCGGATTGAAAAAATGATTGACAAATAATAACCGGTGTGTTATTATTAAAACAATTCCGGGCGGGAATTAAATAGACTTTTTCAAACCCCCGTCTTCCTCGCCCGGACCGGGGGTTTTTTATTGAAAGGTTTTTTATGTTGATACCATACGAGTATCAAAAAAAAGTAATCGAACAGGGCAAAGCGATTATCAAACAGCACCGTCATCTTGCGCTCGCACCCGTTGACATGGGACTCGGAAAGACGATGATGTCTTTACGGATCGCAAAAGAAATATGCTTTGATCTTATCATCATTATCTGTCCGAAAACGTTGATGTCAAACTGGAAAAAAGAAATTGGAAAATGCACGGAAATCAAAAACGTAATTCTGTGGTCAGCAACAAAATCAAAAACTCAAAAGTGGAAAAAGCAATTTAATTTTTGGTTTCAAAAAAATACAAAAATTATCATAATCAATATCGAAAGTTTTCAAACGCGAAACAAGGATTTTCAAAAACTTTTAAATAAACTCGAAACTATTCAAAATCAGATTTTGATTCTTGACGAGAGTACAAAAATAAAAAATCCCGATGCGCTCCGAACTAAAAACCTTTTATCGGTTTTCGACGACGCATCGAAAATGATTTTGACCGGTACTCCCATTACGAATTCACCGCTTGATTTTTTCGCGCAATACGAATTTTTAAAACCTAATTTTTGGAACATACAAGCGAACACGTTGAAACAATCTTTTTACAGGTTCCGCGCTCGCTATGCGGTGTTAGTTGACGAGCGGGTATCACGCGATCGCGTGATAAAAAAAGTGATCGGATTCAAAAAACTCGATGAACTGAAAAACAAAATTGAGTATTGTACAATCCAATTGAAAAAAGAGGATTGTGTTGACTTACCGGAGAAAATCGAACAGGATATCATCCTTGAAATGTCTGGCGAACATCGGCAATTTTATGACGAGTTCGTCAAACGATTGATTGCGCAGCTTGATGACGATACGCTGTCGGTCACATCCGCAATCGCGAAGTTCACGCGGGTACGGCAAATATGTGGCGGGTTTTTCAAGGCGGACTCCGGGGAAATAAAAACTTTCGCCGACAACAGGAAGAAAACATTTTTGCTTGATGAAATTGAAGACACGAGCGAGAAGATAATTATCTCCGCGAACTATCACGAAGAAATAAACCTCTTATATGAAATGCTGATAGAAGAGTATGACAAGGATTCGACGGTCTGTTATACAGGACTCCAATCCGTTGAGGTCCGCGCAAATAATCTTGAAGCGTTTGAAAAGAATGAACGCACGAGATTTTTAATTCTCAATCCGATGACCGGCGCATTTGGTTTGAATTTACAGTTTTGTCGGATCATGTACTTTTACAGCTTGCCGACGTCCCCGGAACAATATCAACAATTAAAGGACCGAATACACAGGATCGGACAAACAAAAAATTGTCTGTATAAATATGTAATGTATCAGGACACAATCGATGAGCGGATTAAATTGATATTGAATCAGAAGCAGGAGCTATCAAAACTATTTACATCAAAAGATATGATCAAGGAATTTTTATTGAAAGGCGGCGAGAAATGAAAAATTTTGAGAAGGTGGACATTTTTGCAAAAGTTGAAAAGCGAAAAAGAATGGCATTACAGGAAAAACTTGAAATATTAAAAGAAAGAATCTTTTTTTATTTTACCGTTGACGGAGAGGAATATAAAATTCCATGTGGTTCAATTATAGCGACAAACAGCAAAAACAATTCCAATTATATGTACAGGGCTTTTTCAAAAGAGATAACCGCCTGTAAATCCTTCAATATTTATCGTTCGAAAATTGAAATCAATTATTCCGATAAAACAGGATCAAAAAATTTTGTGATGTGCAGAGGTGAGTCAATAATCCTTTATCCGGGGGATAAGTGTAGATTAAATATTGACTTTGATGTAATTGACTATGATAAAATTCAAAACATGGTGGCAGACATAAAAGACTTTTTCAAGAAAATTAAAAATAAATTATTTGGAGGCGAGAAATGAATCCAGCATGTGAAACAAGAAGCGGCGCAAATCGTCCGGCGGAAAAAGAATGTGGAATTTCGTTAAAAAATATATTGGAGTGCATAAATATACTCACACCTGATTTTTCGCACTCTTTTACTGTCCAATGGGAAGAATCAAACGAAGAAATTGAAATGATAGAAGATGAAATAGACGATATGATTTTCAAATATTTTTATGAGGAGGGCGATGATGAATAATGAATTGATGTCAAGATTAAAATTGTTGTCGGAACAGGCGAAAAAACTTTCAGATGATCCGCCGGAAAACATAAAAGTCAAAATGATTAATTCGCTTTGTGAGTATATGGGTGAATTGTTTCCGGTGAAGATCATCGAGGAAGTGCTTGACCTTTACAAAAAGAAATACGAATCAATTATCAAGCAGAAGATTCCCGACCTCATGATTGAAAATGAAATCGCAGACATCACACTTGAAAACGGAACGCATATTTCGATCAAGAAAAACATTTATCCGAAAGTCATATCGAGAGAACGGATGATCGACTGGTTGGAAAATATCGGTGAAGGCGATAGTATCAAAACGAAAATGACATTCCCGAAAGGTGAAGTGAAAAATGATCTTGTAGAATATCTCGAAACGCAGGGTTATAGTTTCGAGATGGAACAGGATGCGCACTGGCAGACTTTGAAAAAGATTATCAAGGACCGTCTCGACGCCGGTGAAAACTTCCCGCCGGAAGATGCGGTACAGGTCGGCGTATGGGATGAGGCAAAAATATCATGACGGATTTTGAGCTTTTACTTTTTCAAAAAGAATTGGATTTAATATTCACATCCGCAAGGATCGAATATAAAATCCGGGTGTTACTCGGAAAACAACAAACTATCACAGGAGCAAAGAACAAATGAGCGAAGAAAAACAAGTAGCTAAAAGAACACAAGCGGAAATCGAAGCGGCAAAGATTCTATCGTCGAACGAGTTTACGGGATTCGAGGGGACGACGAGTGAAATGCTTAATACGCCGTTCCTCAAAATCGCGCAGACGAACACGAGACAGGCGGACGAGGGCGACCCCTCGCACATCCCCGGACTCAAACCCGGATACTTTTTCAACAATCAGACAGGTACAGTATACGGAAAAAAGATTAAGGTCGTTCCACTTTTCGCGAAATCGTCCTATCTGTACTACGGATCGGGAACGGGAAATTACAAAGGCGAATTCACCGAGGAACAGATTGATAAAATGGTAAGGGACGGAGTACTGAAAATAAACGACGGAGCACCGGGCTGGCATGACAGCGACGGCGGAAAATGCTTTTTTGTGATTACCTTCTTTTGCTTTCTCCCGGACCATCCGCTTGATGGTATCCTTCCATTCGTCACAAAATCAAAACAGCTCAAACACGCGAAAAACTGGAACAGCCTTTCACAGGGACTTACAGTCAAAGTCGGAAAAGAGACACGCAAAGCGGCACGATATCAAATCGTATGGGAACTCGAAACAGTCAAGGACGAAAATGATTTAGGAACATGGTATAATCTCGGCGACAAAACGGGATCAAAAATCAAGATGGTCGGAAACATTTTCGAGGAAACATACGCGGGTATTTTGCCGACGCTCGCGGACGCGGTGAAGCTCATCGAGGAAATGAGAAAGCAGAAAATCAACTATGCATCTGAATCCGACGCTATCGTTGACGATGAGAAAAACGATTTTGAAGATTGATCTTTATCCGGCGTTGCCGGAACAGATAGCACATCGTTGATGTGCGGTCATAAGACCAATATTTTAAATGAGGGTAACGTATCGAGAAGCCGTAAATAATGCTAAGGATGGGAGGCGACTCCCTGCAATTGATAAGATGCTTTTTATTTATTGCCTGTCCGGGAGGACAGGCGCGGAGCGGTGATGTAAGGAAGCATAGACGAGACTCAACTCGTCAGCCGAGGTTCAAATCCTCGCCGCTCCAGACCCTCTGAACAACGCACTAACGGGAGGTAGAAAATCGATGGATGCGGCGATCGTCTAACGGCAAAACGATTGGTTTCACAAGCCGAAAGGCGGAGGGATTCCGGCTCTCCTTGCCCTCCGCCTATTTTATTTTGAGAGGTGAAAACATGAATCCGATTATTGATCCGAGTATCTGGTATACAATTCAATGTGGTAATGGTGTAGTAACGGCATGCTTTGCATTCGGAATTATTTCTGGATGTGCGGCGATTGTTATTGGTGCAGTAATTCTTGCTCAATGTGGAATGGATGAAGTATGCACGGCACAAAAAATCGCTCTTTTTACTTGTATTGTAATGGTTAGTATTTGCATTTTGCTCGGTTGCTTTTTCCCGAACGGTGACACGATCATGAAACAGGAAATTACAAAACAAATCACGCCGGGTAATATTGAGATGTTCAAGAACGAAGCGCGTTCGCTTGTTGAATACATCATCGAGAAAGTGAAGGAACTGAAATGAACGACATGAAAAAAATATATTGGACGGCGTCAATCGTAATTGTCGCGATCATAGGAATTATTTTCGCCGTGCTTTTTGGAATAGCGCACGACGCGGATGGCGCCGTTGTATTTTGGTCGGCGCTACTCGGCGCAGTGCTGTTGTTCTTGTTCGGTTTGCTTTATGGATCGATCTATCTATACTTACAGTATAAGGACGAAAAATGAACGAGAAATCTTTTTCTAAACGCCTGAAAAATGAATTCAGAAAAAGCGGATGGACGGTCATCGACATGGAGGGAATCGGAAATGGCGTCCCGGATTGTTGCATAATAAAATATAATACATACGCTTTACTCGAATTTAAATACGGAAAAAAAGAAGCAGAGGAACAATTAACAAAGCATCAAGTTTCGTGGTTTAAAAAAAACGGAATGAATACAAGGGTTTTTATTGTGAGTGAATATAAAAGAAAAAAATATAAGATCATTAAAATAAACAGACGTTTTCCGATTTTTTGCTCATCGTTGAATGAGATTATAAACGCGTTTGCAGAAGGGATACATATAAATGATCAAGTGTATAGCTTGTGGGAAACAGTATTCGAATGATCAAGTTGAAAAACTAAAATTGTTAAGGGCGACAACATCACTTAAAGTTGAGAATGTCGTCGTGATCTGTGAGTGCGGGCACACCGTACAATTCACGCGGGAACGCGGATTTAAAAACCAGATTGAAACGAAAGGGTAAAATGATGGAACTAAAAGAATCTATCGAATTGTTACAGGCATATGTTAAAATAAATCAGATTGTACAGATGAACCGCACCGAGGTTGATATATCATTATGGGAGGCGATTATAAACGTAACCGAATACGCATCGGAAAAATATTTTTTAGAAAGTGTATATCACAAAAATGACATTACCAAACCTGAATGATGAAAAAATAATCGCGCTTGATATCGAGACATCTGACCCGTGGATCAAAGCGGACAAGGGATCGGGCGCGCGCGGCGGCGGGTATATTCTCGGCGTCGGAATTGCGACAAAAGAAAAACAGTTTTATTTTCCGCTCGCGCATAGTCCATACTATCAAAAAGATTTGTATGACAAGGACGAACGGATCGAGAATGTAGAGGCTGAAAAGTTTTTCGCATGGCTCCGGGATTTACGACACGTTCCGACGGTCGGCGCAAATCTCATGTACGACCTCGACTATCTACAATATCAAGGGTACATCCCGAAAGAGTGTCACGATATACAGTACGCCGAACCGTTGCTCGACGAAGAAGCAAAATCCTATAGTCTCGACACACTCGCGGGTCATTATCTCGGCGAAAAAAAACAATCAAAAGAAATTAACGACTGGTGCAAGAATCACGGACTCAAAGGACCAGCGCAAGAACATCTTGCAAAAATGCCGGCGTCTCTCGTCGGAAAATACTGTATGGAAGATTGCCGGCAAACGCTCGCGATATTTGAAGAGCAAATGCCGAGAATCGAAGAGGAAAAACTTGAACAGGTGTACGATCTCGAACGTTCGCTTTTTCCGATGATGTTGAAAATGAAAAGGACCGGCGTCCGCATACACACGGGACGACTTGAAAATCTGAAAGATAAATATTTCGAGGAGAAAGAAAAACATAAACGGATTTTACTCGAAAAGAAAATCGAACTAAATGAAAACGAAAACATAACTAGTAACGCAATTCAAAAGTTTTTTAAAGCGAACAATATATCATACAAAATGTCAAAAAAAGACAATCCTATTTTCGATAAAAAGGAACTGCTTGAAAAAGGCGGAGAGATCGGCGCGGCGATTGTTGAATACAGGCACGTCATGAAAATGTTGTCAACCTATATTATCGGGATCGAACAATACATCATACACGGGCGCGTACATCCTGAATTCAATCAACTCCGTTCTGATAGTTACGGAACGGTGATCGGTCGATTTTCAGGGACTCGACCTAACATGCAAAACATCCCGCGCCCAGATGATGAATACGATTCAGAAATGAGCGTGGTGATACGTTCGCTTTTCATCCCGGAGGAAAATTGTTTATGGGCGAAACTCGATTACAGTCAAATGGAAATGGCAATATTCGCGCATTTCGCACGGGGTGAAGGTGCGGAGGATTTGCGCGAGATGTATAGACGCCGGGCGGACGCGGACATTTACAAGATAATCGCCGCGCTCGCGATCGGGAAAAAAATTGAAGATATCACGAAAGAGGAACGAAAACTTTTCAAAACAATTTCGCTCGGTGTCATGTATGGAATGACCGCGGACAAACTCGGTCGATCAATGGGAATTATCACACTCCCGAAACCGTTGTCCGATCCCGCGCGTAAGTTTTGGGATCGGGTTTTCAACAATAAAAGCCGGATGTCATGGGAGCAAAAACTTGAAGATGGTTATGCGGCGGCGGACATCGACGAGTACCCCTATCTCGATCAATATATGCGAGCATGGAAAAAGTCAAACGCAATACACAAAGCGTTCCCGTGCCTCAAAAAAACGGCGCAAGATGCACAAGCGACCGCAACAAAACAAGGATACACACGAACGATATCAGGCAGAAAGAGAAGATTTCATGATCCAAGTCATACATACAAGGCATTTCAGGCGATCGACTCCGGGACGGGCGCGGACATCATGAAAACATCGATGGTGGTGGCATATGACGCTGGATTGTTCGACGTGCTGTTTCCGCATATCACCGTTCATGACGAGTTAGGCGTATCATTCCCAGACACGAACGACGGGCGCAAGGCGCTTGAAGAGCTGAAAAATATTATGGAAACATCGACGACGTTAAAAGTACCGTTGAGGGTTGACGTGAAAACAGGCGAATCATGGGGAGGATGTAAATGATAACGTGTAACGCTTGCAGACAAGAATATGATGAAAAAGATTTGCCATATGTGCGGTGGCAATCACACGGGATGGAATGCAAGGATTATTTTTGTCCGCGATGTGAGATCATAATTCACAACACGGACCCGCGCGATGAACCGTTATACGAGATGAAAGAGGGCGAAGAGTTCCCGACGCTCGATGTGATCTTGAAATATAAATGGTTGACGCAAGAAGCGCGGCAATTATTATTTTGGGTGAGACACCCGTACAAATATAGAAAAAGACTGGTACACGTGAAAGGGTACGACGAATGAAACAAAAAGTAAAAGACTTCATTTTTGAATATCGCCGGAAAAATAAATCGTTGCCATCGGTCAAGGTAATCGCGGTCGGGTGTGACATGACGACGGAAGATGTAAGACGAACGCTTGACGAGTTATCGAGTGATGGCGTGTTACGAAAATACCCGAGTAAAAAAGGCGTCGTCTCCTCGTATCACATACCGGCGGTCGTGCACATGCAGGAGGAAAAAAAGATCGTACCGGAAAAATCTTTACCCGTTAGGTTAAACAAATATCCGGCGGTCTGGTTGATCGTGCAGATCATCATGTTCGTGATTGCGGGTGCGGCGGTGGTTGTTTCGTCATATTTTTCGCTGTTGTGGACCGCAACCTTTTTACCGCTTCCAATCGCCATAATCTTGTCAGTCGGTATGCCTGCTTATATTGCGATTGCACCGGAAGGCGCGGTCATAATAAAAGAGTCGTCAGGCGCAAAGAGTATGCCGTTGATCGGATGGGTACTTCTCGGCACGGCGATTCTGGCTTTGTTTTTTTCGATGTCGATGTCAGTCATCGGCCAGTTTAACGCGCGGTCGGAACTGATTGAGACTAAAAAATCAGAATTGAAAATAGATACGGGAAAAACCTTGAAGCTGAAAGTGTTGAAGGAAGAGGAAAAAGATATCTCCGAGAGAATCAAAAGTGCAAAAGAGGATTTGAAACTATTCCAAAGTTTTCAAAAAGATTTCAAAAAAGAGGATTTGAAATCAAAGGATTTCCAAAAAACCGAAAATGAAATCAAAAAAATCAAAAACGAAATTCAAACGCTTTCAAATGATATCAAAAAAAATCGAGAGGAACAGAAAACACTTTTTGAAACAGGGACCGAACAAGAGCAGACACACCGATATAATTTTTACGACTGGTTCGCAAGTGTGACCGGAGCCGCGTCGGGGATAATTGAGTTTATCCTCTATGTCATCCCGGCTTTGTTTTGTGACCTTATCGCGCCGCTCGGTGTGTATGTTGCAGTCGGCCTGTACAAAAAAAGGAGAAAAGAAGAATGATCAATTTAAGGTGGCCTATCATCAAACATGCGTTTGATGAATATATGCGCCGTCATCCGATTAAAATCGGACGGCGTGAATCTAAAATTGTAAAGGAGCTGAAAAAATGTTCGACGAAACGATTGATAAATGGACCGAGGAAACGATCGACAAAATCACGCAAGCGGCATGGAAAAAATATTTCGACAAAGACGACGACAATCCGCCACGCTTTATCCGCAACATGGTATCGGATATTGTCGGTAATTTTTGGCTGGAGCAAAAAAAGTTTTTCGGAGATGACGGGAAATAGGAGGGGAGTATGAAAAAGACAGTGTTTAACAAATCAGTTGATATAGTGGTTTCGTGCAAAAGTGGAAAGGTATTTACAGCGACTATATCATATGAAGAGGCGCGTAAATTGTGGGAAGAATTAAACGAAGAATTTAGTTATCCGCCGCCAACAGTAACACCGCCGTCGTTTAATGACTCGCGACCTCTATCGAACGGTAATATGTGGGAGATTCAAATTAATCCGAGTATCTGGTATACAATATGATAATAAAATGTAATATTAAAAATTGCAAGTCTTATGACAAAAGAATTGAAAATAATTGTAATGAGGTTATTGATGTAGGCAATTGCCGTATATGGTACGATGAGGAAATAAAAAAACCTATTTATGCATTTGTCGAAACGGTAATTGTTTGCGCTCGATGCAGTGAGAAAACTATACTTACGCCCACCGCGAAACAACTTCAAGGATGGGAAGTTATGTGTGGCCGGCCTGTTTGCCCGATATGCGCAGTGAAAGCGAGAGAAGGGAAATGATCGACGAAAAGGAACGAGCTGAAATTACGGAGCGAATACGACAAAAATATTTTGACTATTTAAGCGACGGCACAGGCTTTGTAGCACGGAATATTGTCGCCGATGTCGTCGCGGACGTTGAAAAAATATTGAAGCGAAAGGCGTCAATCCATGAGTATTGAAACAAAAGACAGCAATTGGAAATCACTTGTGTATGTATTTCAGAACAAAAAGAACGGGAAAATATATGTGGGGCAAACAGTAAACACATTTAAATGCCGATTATATCAACATAAAAAAGGTAAATATTTATTTCAGAAATCATTAAGAAAAAATGGAGTAGAAAACTTCAATATTTACAAGTTTTATATACCAGAATACTTCCTCGATTTATTTGAAAAAGAACTGATAAAAAAATTAAATACAATCTCCCCGAATGGATACAATTTTGAATCGGGCGGGAATAAAAATAAACACTTTTGTGAAGAGACAAGGAATAAAATGAGTAAGGGGGTAAAGTATAGACCATATGAGAAAAGAGAAAAAAAGACAACAAACAATAAACAAAAAATAGAAAATAAAAAACACAATAGTCGAGTCAAAATATTAAAAAACTTTACACTTGATATAAATCCAGAGCAATATGAAAGAATGAGGGCATTGGCTTTTTCTTTAAACCTAAATATGTCTTCAATTGTGGATCGTGGTATTAAACAATGGTATGATGCAAATCAACCAGAGTCTTTATTTTAACATCCACAACACAAAGCCGGTGATTGCGACGACCACAATACCGGCTTTTAGAATATTGTTTTCATTCTTCAAATCCTGATATTGTTTTTCGTAGGCATCTAACAAACTCAATAATTCCGTCAATTTCTTGTTCGACGCTTCCAATTCCGCTATCAAGTCCTGCAATATCAATTCTGATTCCGTCAATGCCTTCTCTAAATCGTTTATGTTTTTCGTCAAGCTGTCGATATAAATCCTCAAGTTTCCGATTTGAATTCTTAAGTTCATTAACTTGTTTTCGAGCGTCGTCCAGTTGTCCGCTGTAGGCTGCGCCGGTAACAAAACCGGAAACAACAGAACCAATAACGATACCAATCCCCAAAAATAATATTTTTTCATTCACTTTTATTTCCTCTATTTATAAACTTTTCGAGTGTACGCAAACCGACGAAACCAGCCGCAAAAAATCCCCACGTTATTGCGTCAATATCCCCCCGGAACCTGAGCACCGACGCAATGACAAACACCAAACCCTTGACCGATATCATCTTGATGATGAGATCATAAATCCGAAAACAGATATTCAAAAACTTTTCTTTCATTTTATCCTCCTCAATATGTTGTTAGACTTGATTTTATTTCCGTATTTCTCCCGATCGATTGCACCCATAGTGTCAAGAGTGCGCCGCCGTGTGCTTGCGGGACTCTGCATTTTTCGGCGCGGAAATCAGGCTGATATCCGTTTTTATCCGGGTCGGTGATCCGAATATTTTTGATGTAACACCCGGTGATCAATCCTTTTTTCTCACGCTCATAGATATTACCTGACCGGTCCACGCCGATTTCAGGACTGAGCGATTCCATGATCTTCGTGTGTTTGTGGCCGAGTACGATCAAATCCGCGTTGATGTATGATCGACGTGAAAGGTCAATCGTTCCCTTTGTGATCTCCGATGATCCGCCTTGACCGTGATTATAAAAAATTGTGTATCGTTTTATCGCTCCCTGTTCGCCTTTATTTTCTCGGTACAGTCGTATGACGATGAATCCCTCATATCCACCATGTCGGATTTGCGATCCAGTTTTCATATTGAGGAGCGTTATCAAACCGGAGATCGGATCATATCCGTTCCAGTGTACATACGTCCCCTCATGATTTCCGACTCCGATCATCACAATATTTTTCGCGTATGGTTCGAGGATTGCGGCGGCGTCTTCGATCTGTTTGTTGACAAGGGCGTCAATACCCGGATAACGGTCTCCGCTTTTTCGGTATCGTTTCGCATCTCGCACGGTTATCAAATCAAGGATGTCACCATTCAAAATTATTTTCGCGTTTTTTCTTTTTGCAATTTCCATGTCAGACAGAAATCGATCTCTGTCAAAATCAATATGTCCGATATGCGAATCCGACGCGATAAAAAAATTAAACTCTTCGTTATTCGCTTTGTATTCGATGTCTATATGATTTACTTGCATAATTATCCTTTCAACGGGAACCTAAAAAACTTTATGTCAGAGTTTTTATCAAAATAATATTCGCCGAACGCTCGCCATTCTGAAATCCAGAATATCCCGTTATACCCTCCGGCCTGCGCGATCATCGGACCTCTGTATTCATCGACCGCGTTCCCGGTCGGATATACAATCGCCTCATGTCCGTTCCGCCCGACGCCGACCGACGTAACCCATATCGGGACGCCCTCATTCGCGTACTCTTGCGCGCTCGCGGGATCGACTTCAATCGGATATTTTCCGGCTTGCGGCGGCAATATTGCATCGTGCGTTTTCGCGGTCGCGATTCCAGATTTAGACATTCGCAACACATTATCATACGCGACCTTTATCATCGTCATTGTCATGATGTACGATATCGATTTTCCAGGATTCATGAACGAGATGTCGTAATTATATTCGTGCGGAAGGTAATCTTTCACCCACACGCGGGCGGCCTCATGATCGAGTACACCTCTCGCGAGTAAATTGCAGTATGTCTCCTGCGGACCGCCTTTTTGATAGTCTTTCTTATATTGCGGTAGCCGAACAACATAGTCAAGAATCTTTTGAAGTTCGATTCCTTTTTCACTGAGCATCTTTCAACCCCCTCTTGATAGTTTCAATTTCCGTTTGCAGTTGCGCGATCTTGATATTATTATTCGCGATTGACCCCGATACCATCGTGCCGATCGTCGATGCACCGATGATGATGGATACACATACCGCGATTATTTGTAATACTTCCTGCGCTCTTTTTTTCTTCGGGATGCTCGCAAGCACCTCCGTCACGGTCGCCTTGATTGTATCTTTGTGATCTGTTATGTGCCCCTCGATACGTGTACGCGCTACACATTCCTCTTGATGATGGATCATTATTTTTTCAAGTCGTGTATTGTTGTTCATGTTCGTTGCCGATAATGCGCGGAGTTCGTCTAACGCATGCAAGATTGACTCATTAAATACCGTTTGCTTTTCAAGTGAGGAGTCGAGCCGGTCATGCATCGGTTTAAAAAGTCCGGCGAGTACGTTGATTTGTTCCGATGTAAATCTGTCATCTTCCATGCTGTTTCCTTTCTTATATCCAATAGCCTAATAAATCTATTTTGAAAAGATCGATATCAGTATCACTGGCTTTCCAGTAAATTTTATACGGAGTTATTAACGGAAAAATAATTTGTTTATGTTCAATGTTTCCTGAGTAGTTTAATATTCTTCCGGTTACATATGATTCATCTGATTTTGCATATAGATAAACACTTCTAACGGCTCCACCACCCTCTTGCATTTGACATAAAATCAATAACGCCTTTGTTCCGGTAGGAATAAAAGAACTGACATCGAGCGTTTGTAGACTTGTAGACGTGACGGAACTATTTAATAGTTCAATTGTCGAACTTAATAATTTTAATGTACCGGCTGATATATCGTTTTCAGGATTGTAGAATTCAGATTCAGCTTCACCGATCGTCAATTTATTTTTTGCATAAACTCGTCCGCCTGTCTTTGCAATCAGTGTCACATCATCTTTCGCATAATCCGTGTTCCACGGTAAGCCGTGATTGTAATGCTGGACGAGGATATTTGGGTCAAGATATTTATCGTAATATTGAAGCAATTCATCAAAATATGCTTCATAAACATTAACAGAGCTAATACGTTGTCCAACATTCAATTGACCCTGAAATGTACCAACACCCCATGAACCTGTCGGCGTATCACTATAAATACTATTATCAATGACTAAATAACCGACATCATTTACAGAGTCATACGAAAAAGCAAGATAATGCCATTCATCATTAGTTATCTCATGCCCTGTAATTGTTGTCGTAGTTCCACCTTTTTTAATAATCAAAGAAATAGTTCCCTCGTTGTTTTGTATATTAAAATAATTATTACCATCTGCTTGAACAAATATAACTGCCTGCCCATATCCTGTTGGAATTGTTTTGAATTGACACCAACAACCCCACGCCTGAGACTCTCCAACAGTACCGAGCCACGTATTAGATGCTACTAATATAGCTGAGTTGTCAGTAGATAAGTTGTGTTTAATGGAATAACTTCCAAACTTTTTAATCGTTGATTCAAATTGTAAATAATTTTTAGCAAACCAATCATCAACTCCGTTCTGGTCCTCGTAATTATTCTCAAACGCAAACATGCGAAAATCCTTATTTGGCAACCATTCCCCGGATGTTACATCGGCCTCAGGATTTACAATCGCGAGACACGATATCAAACCCGTAAACGCGGCGGCAATTATCGCGCCGATTTTAATTGATGTTGTTTGCACCCACGCACCCCCCGTGTATTCATAATAATTATCAACACCATCCTCGTATATTTTTGATAGATCACCCTCACCCGGCGCGTCGTATGTCGTCGTGCCGCTCGCGGAGATAAACTGTATTTGCGGAGCTTTATCAACCGCCGTTTCAACGCCCGACGGCAATATAACAGACGGCATTTCCCGCACACCCTCGGTTGTTATTGTTTCGACCTCATAAGCAGCGACGCCTTCAAGTGTGTATGTGTATTCGCCTTTCCATTCATCGTCTTTAACACCTGTTATGCGGCAGAGCGCATTGATTCCGATGTTGTAATCCTCGTCGATGTAAACGTAATTGCCTGGGTCAAACACATCGCGCGATCTCAATTGATATGTGTACACACCGAATCGGTAATACCGTTCGAGCGCGGATGCAAGAGCAGTCGCGTCTGCCTCTGTCACGATGTATTGTGCTTTGACCGACAATATCTTTTCGGTATCTTCAATCAATCGTCGCATGACAATTTGAGTGTCACCACGCAAAATCGGTTTTCCGAGGATTTGAAACTTTGTCATCCACACAGTTTCACCGTGAGTGTTTTGCATCACGACTTTTGCGCGCGTATAATAATTCGTTATTGTCGGTGTCAATGTTTTCGACGCTAAATATTCATTGATTGCATCAACTTTGTATGTGATTGTGTCCGGTACACATATCACTTCATGAGATGAAAAATTGTTCGCTGTTTTATTATCCGGCGGTAGATAAGTTCCATTCACAATATGATAGACGCCAACAGTCAAACCAGAATCAGAATTATTTTTTTTAACTGTATTAAGATTCACAGAGTATGGAATATATACATCTGTTGTCCCGGAGTTAGGTGGGTAGTATTCATCATCCGATAATTCGACGAAACAGTTTTTCCCTTTCCTTGTCGCGTAGCTTGATTCACTCCCTTCCTGTTCGTTGAACACCGGTATGTTTTCCGTTATCTGATAGTGCGGCCAGTATGCAACATCGACGCCTTTTATCTCAACCGGTTTAACGGATGCCGATAATTCTCCGGTTATATTTTTTCCGGCTCCCGTGTTTTGAAATTTGTCAGTCGTCGAAATTGTGTCTTGCAACCATTTATAAATACAAAAGTCTCCGCTTTCGTCATGATAATAATTGTATCCGAATTCAAAAAGTAAATTAGTTATTGCCTCTTGATATGTTTGCTTGCCTTTTTCGATCGTGAAATAGTCGATTGTCTTCGCGATTGATGTCACATTTATTTCGCCCGCCGAGTATCCAGCGGCAGTCAATAATTTGTGAATGATTGATTCCGTCGTCGTGCTTGTATCGATCACATTATATCCGATGTATGTAATATCGGACATGATCCGCCGTTGTAGCCGATAACCGTTATCAATAATTTCAAGGTTCATTTTTTGGAGTGTACTTTTCACTGAATACTTGAAAGTAGGTTTCACGTACCCGGTGAAATATGCCGCCGTGTTTTTTGTCGCTTTGAAAAGTATTTCATTCTGGCAGGTGAAAAATGAATTGAAAAGTGTAGCGTTACGATTGATGCTTAACCGCATTGTGTTGATCGTCGGTTTGAGATTGTTGTATATTGACCGTTCGCGGACGAATGATTTTGCATCGACATAGTCTGAAATGTCCTGCCATCCTGCGCCGCCTTGTAAATCAACCTCAAACGTATATGTATCTGTTATCACTTGCCAACCTCCGCGAGCGCAGAAATCCTGTCACGAATAAATAATGCAAGGTCGTCTGTCGTCATGACCTTATCCCCTGCTTCAAGAATACCAGCGTAAACATTTACGGTTACATTATACACCGGTGAGGCGGTCGATTGAGACATTCCGCCGGAATAGGTTGAGCTTTCAGACGATGTGCCGGATGTTGAACCACTTGACGCCGCGCCTGATTCCTGCGATAGATTACCGACGTTCATGTAATCGATATGCACACCAGCCCATCCGAGTAAAAAGTTAATGACCGTCGCGATCCCGTTGAATATCATCGCGATGAACGCGGCAACACCCTTAATTACAAATCCTAAAATCTGAATAACAGGGAGCAATAATTGACCGACAATTTTTCCGAGTTGCATCAGAAGATTCACAAGCGGTTGCAGCGCGTCGTTCAACGGTCCGCCGATAATCGAAAGGAAACCGTCAAGGAAAGTTGTTATTGGATCAAGCAACTTTCCGAGATTCTCAACGTTTGAGATGAGATGACCGAACGCACCGTCAATAAGTCCAGACAACATATCTGGTTCTTTCGGTTTTGCTTCTCCCATTCCCTCCGATCCTTTATATCCGCCCATTCCTTGATATTTCTGGACCGTCGGATTGATCTCGTTGATTTCGTTGATCCATCTTTGACGTTCTTTCATGATGTCAAGTTGTTTCAATAATTCTTCCGTCTGCTTTTCAGATTCTGCGTTCTGTCCTTTTTTCGATGTTGTGATTGCCGCCTCAAGCTGTTCGATGTACGCCAACATTCGGCCTTGTTCCTGTTCATTCGCAATCATCAACTTTTCGTATTCATCCCGCGACTTGTACATGTCCGTCATTTTGTTTGTAAACTTCGACACAAGATCGGGACCAGCCGCGACTTCGTTTTTATCAACTGCATTTTGAATGTCTTTCACGAGTTTATCGTGAGCGGTTCCGAGTTCGTTTAATTTCCCCTTAGCCTGTTCGAGATATGCAATCAGTTGATTATTAGATGCGTTTTTTGGCAAGAGCATTTCACCGGTCGCTTTCTGGTACGCTTCAATTCCCTTTGTCGTGAGGTGCAAGGCGTTTTGCATTTTCTCTTGTTCTTTTTCGCCTTTCCCGATCCATTCAACGGTGTTTTTTATCGCGCCGAGCATGTCCCGGAAACCTTTTACGACTTTTCCAACTGCGTCTATAATATCACCCAGTACACCGAGTATCGGTACAAGTACCTCATTTATGACCGCTCCGATGTCTTCCATAACATCATTCCATTTATTCGCAAGTATCGCGAGCTTTCCCTCTGTCGTTTCGCCCATTGCCTTTGCAAGCCCACCGAATTTTCCTTCAAGCTGTTCGGTCAATTGCGCGGCGCGTTCGGTTTTTGATTTTGTCATATCAAGTTCGATACCGTATCGCGCAAAGGCATTCATCGATCCGTCAAGCGTTTTTGCAACCATCATCGCCGCTTGATTAAGATCAACGTCAAGCGCCTCTGCAACATCCATCACATGAGGAGTCAAATCGGTAATCAATTTTTCATCGAGTTCCCCGAACATTTGTAATGTCGCCATAGCCGCAATTGTCGCGTCATCCTCGAATCTCGTAACCTCTTGCAATTGCGCCGCGAGTTCGGCGAGATTTTTTGAGGATATTTTCCCTGACATCCCAGTGGCTTTTATTGCTGTTTCAAGTTTCATCGCTGATTTTTCAGCGTCCATAAATGCCTTAGAACAAGCAACACCGAAATCAATTACGACCTTTGCGCCCGCAATCGCGGCCATTGCTACCCCGGCCATTTTGACAAACTTGTTTGCCATGCCGGAAATATTATTCGATGCGGAGTTCGTAGCCGCGCCGGTTTTGTCCTCGGCGGTTATCCTGTATTTTATCTCTGCCATTCCTACTACCTCCGCACGTTTATTTTACTTTTTGCCGTTTCGATACTGTTGTGTATGCACCTTACGAATGCTTGTTGCAACAGGTCGAATGCTTCCATCGTCTTGATCGGTTGCTCACGCTCGCAACCCCCCCACGGGAACCGGATGTAATGCCCGTGTTCCCGGTCGATGCATCGGAGAAAAACCCGGATGATCCGCGCCCAGTCGTTCACGTGTTCGCGGGACTCGCTTGTCACAGCGAGTCCGTTGAACAACGTGGTGGCGGCTACATTCAAACCGAATTTTTCTCCATCACTAAAGGGATTTGTTTGTTCCACTCGTTCACGATGTGGACAACGCACCACCCTTTTTTAGACAAGATTTCACACACTTCCTTGTCCGTCAATTTCGTGTCGTCGTCGTTGTAGAGATTGTGATCGACGACGCACGATTTCCACATTTTTTTCAAGTTCTCGACGTTTCGATCCGCGTCTTTCCCGGACGCTTTCATAATCTCATCCTCCGTCGGTTCGCGTAACTCGATCCATACCTCGGAGTCTTCTTTTTCAAAAAACTTTCCGAGGTCGATTCGTGTTGTAAAAAATCCTTTGATCTCTGATACTTTCATAGCCGCCTGCCTTTCGTTATGTGATATATTTTGTAGCTTGTTTGTCTACAAGTACAATTGTAATTGGTTCCGTGCCCGTCGCCTGCACCGCCTTGAATGACAGCGGTATTCGGATTCTATCTTTTCCGCCTACGTTTACCGGCGCATCGGTGATGTAACATGTTGGCAACGTTATGCGAAGAACATAATATTCACCTTCCCCGGCGAGTTCGGTTGATGTAAATGTGAATACGGCGGACAGCGCCGTCCCGACTTTGAAATTAGATTCACGAATTGTGTCCGCTTCATCCTGATACAACATCTCGATCGTACCGGTAATTTCCCGCGCTTGCGGTTCGATCTCTTTCATGTATTCCGCGCTCGCGCCCGCGCAATAAAGATCAGTTTCGAGTCCGTTGTTGATCGTTAATTTCAGGTCGGTCACATCCGCAAGCGGAGTTCCATCGACCGAAACCGCGAGATCAATAAACTGGAACGGCCGCAAAGTTGAATATGAAAGACTCGCCTTTGTCCCGGCAACTTCCCCGATCCCTCGCGACGAGAAATCCGCTCGCACGTAATCATTTACTTTCGCGTTAATCGAAAGTGAGTCGATTTTAACCGCCGGATACGCGACGCACGACTGCACACGATCGACGACCGCCGTCAAGATCGGCAAGCTGTATGCGCTCCCACACGGGACACATGAAAATGAATGTGCGTAAATTGTCGATGTTGCGCCGACTCCGTCCGCTGACGACTCCGATCCGAACGCCGCTGATAACAACAATCCAATGTTATTCGGATGCACGATCATCGACCATGGACCGTCGCACGACTGCCCGGCGGGGTCCATCCTGTTTGTTGTGATGTTTCCGAGAAGGGCGTCTGAGTCAATATAATTTTTATTGAGCTTCAAACCCTCACTCGTAAATTCGACTTGTAAAGTCGGTGTTTCAGGCGTGATATTCCAATCTGCCTTTGACGCAAACTGTATGACCGCGCCTTGTCCGGTAATGTTTCCCATGTCCTTTACCTCCCTACTGATTTGCGGACGGTCACGGTCACGACCGCCGTTTTCTTTTCCGTATCTCCGGGGAGACTCGGAAAGATTTGAACCTTGATATTTTCATCGGTCTCATCGACCGCATTTCCGCACGTCGGTTCAGCGGCAAACAACTGTCTAACGCCGTCAACATACCGCATAATTTGTGTCGTGATATTCGACCGCTTTCCGCCGGTGATCACTATCACGATGTTGAATGATATCTGCAAAAGGTCGGAACCTTTAGATAATGGTTCGATGATTATTTCCGTCGGATCAAACATGCAGATCGGATATTTTGCACAATTGTAAATGTCAATATCATCCAGAACGACTTCGAGGAAATTCGGAACAAGAATCGAATCATTTTTCAATGTCTCGATTCCGTTCAAATACGTATCGATATTATCCTCAAAATATTCTTTTACATCCGTGATGATGTCTTCAATTCTCGATTCATACGCCATTTTCAGCCCTCTTTTTTATCTCTTGTTCGAGCACCCGTTCCGCTTCTTTTTCCCCGATCCCACGCGCAAAATAATCATGGATCGACGGCTTGATATACGGGCGCGCGGGAATGGTTACGGGGCGCGTTGTAAATGCATATCCAGCCACGGCCTTCGTCGGCTTTTTTCGTAGTGCGCCGGTTCGCGTAATATACACACCGGTCATAATCGGCCACGCAAGGAAACCCCTTGCGCCCGGCGATATAATCCCGCCTTCGTGTTGTATACGCGCATAAATCAAGTTTGATCCTACATCCCCCGTATCTTTTCCGACCATCCAATATTGCATTGACGCGGCGAGCTTTCCCGTTACTCGATGCAATCTCGACATGTCGGAGGTAGGCGCGTTTAAATATTCTTTTTGTGCAATCTTGATAACGCCTTCACACCATCGACGGATGATCATTTCAGTGATATCGGGGAACTCGCGCTTGATCCTTTGCAGAGTTTCAATCGCTTTTTTTGAGGAGTCGCCAAGGTCCTCAACACGGATGTTTATCAAATCTTTATCCTCTTGAACGTGTCTAACACATCGCGATCGAATTGTGTCAACACTGATTCAATATCGAGATTGATTGATCCACCACCGCCCGCGATCGTGCGAACCCCGGCGAGCTTATCAACCTCCGTTTTCCAGAGCGCGGCGCAAATCTTAAGCGCGACCCTTTGCAACTGATACGGAATAACCGTATATCCACCGTTGTACGATACCTTGATTGTTTTTCTACCGGACAAAAACGAGTCATCGAGTAAAATGATTTTTCCGAGGTCTGAATAAATATCGATGCTGTCCGCGCTGTACAGATCGGCGGTGTCATACGAACGCGGCACATCGGTGTCACCCCATATCTGGATAGTTGACCGCGTAGAATTGATCGGAGGATTATCAACGTACAGCTCATCACCGCCGTCCCCGTCGTAATACTCGACGAGATTCCGCGCCTTAAGTTTTCTTCCAGTGTACGTGTTGCAAAACTCAGACACTGCGTTGATAATATCTTCAAGTCTGTCGTCGTACCCGTCCGCCGTCGAGACGTTTAAATACGTCTGCAATTGTGTCAACGTAATCAGATTATTTTCAACGTCGAGTATGACCGCTTCGTCCGCGTCGCCTTCAATCTCAAAAATAATTGTCTGTTCCTGCGCAATGTCGTCACCTAACGATGTATCGGCGTCAAACGTCACAACAAGTTTTCTCTTTAACCCGTCCGCGTTGTCCGTATCGCTTGCCGTAAGCGTCACATAAAACGGATTTGCGATCGGCGTCACGACAACATCGGACCTGCTGTTTATGACCGCATCGTCCGCATCATAGAGCGACCATTTGAGGTTCGAGATAAACGACGCGGAGATATTATCGCTCGCCTCATCTTTGAGGGTAACTTCGATACTTGCGCCGCTTTTATTTGTCAGCTTCGTCGTTAATAGCGTCATGTTATTGTGTCCACATCAATTTCAATATCCCACGCCGGGACCGTAACCGTATTTGCATCATTATCGACTAACGCCTGATTGGTGCACGTCGTCACGAGCAACAGCGTGTCGTCACTATCGAGCAACGCGACATGCGCGGCGGTCCCGGACGCTGTGATTGTGATTGTCGCCTGTTGCGCGACGGTCAATTTCCGTCCGCCCGCATCACCCGCCGCCGGACCTGTGAAATCTCCGGTGTCAATCGTAACACCCGCGAGTTTATAGGTCGTATGACCCTCCGCGTATGTCGTCGGTTGTGTTGAGCACACCGTCAATTCAACGGCGTTGTTTTTGATGACGTTGAGCGCCGCATCAAGAGGCGCGGTTTCATTAAATGACTTTGCCATTATTTCTTCTCCTCCGCGTTCTCTTTTTTGACGAGACGCTTTCTTAATTTTATAGAAATGTTATCGACTTTCAAAACCGTATCCATGTTATACCTCCACCGCTTCAATTGTTATCTGTTCGACGGACGCCGACACCGTAATTGATTTAACGGTCGCCGTCAAACTTACGCTTACCGGTTTATCAGCGTCCGGTACTTCATCAAAAATTATCTCTAAACCGATATCAATATTATTGACCGATAGTGTCGACGCGGATGTAAGCACAAGCGCATCCATCGCGACATCAAGGCCGATACTCACATCATCGACGACAAGCACAGTATCGCCAAGTGTATAATAAATAATGTCCGGCGCATCCATCGCAACATCAAGGCCGATATCAATATCCGCTACACTCAACAGAGCGGCTGTCGTGAGCGCGTTTGAGTCCATCGCAACATCAAGGCCGATATCAATATCATCGATTGATAATTGCGCGGCGGCGGTCAACGGATTCGCATCCAACGCGACATCAAGGCCAATATCAATATCCGCAACCGTCAATTCGGTGTCGGATGACGCTGATACATATTCATACGCTCCGATTGTCGGAGTTGATGAATCAAACGCATTACCGGCGTAGTCCGCGGCAATATCGAGGTCAGCTCCGGCCTGATAGATGTTGCCTGAGTTCAGAGGCGTGTAATCGCCGTTCGCGTAGTCTGTGAATTCGTTCGACCAGTCATCGTCAACCGCATCGATCGGATTTGTTCCATCACCATCGTCCGTACCACAATTAAGAGTGTTGACTGTTGATCCTGCTCCGACAATAATATCATCAGCCGTAGAGAAAAAGATATCGTTCGTAAGCGTGTATGTGCCACTTGTACCTGATCGGAAACCGCTCGCGCCTCCCTTGTGGGTACACTGATAAATATACCCGGTGTTCGCGACGTGATAATGCCCGCGTCCAGTCGAAACAGATTCCGAAATTGACGAGCGTATGTAAAAAGTAAAATCCGAATCGGTGAATGAGAATACGGTGAACACTGTCGAACCAGATGCGTACACATAACACCGATCAATTTCACACGTTGCGGCTGCCGCTACATACGAACCATCAAAGAAAATATCGTTCGTGCTGTCGCCGCTTGTGATGGTTCCGCGAATTCGTTTAAACTTGATGTTCGTGCACTGAATGACAAGCGCGTCATCATTGCTCACTTCGAGCTTGTACGATCCGTCAGGACTATCGATCTGTATGTATCGTGTACCATCTAACGTCCACCCGGCGATCGTGCATTTTGTTGTATCAGCTGTTCCCGCGCTCGCATATGCGCGAACATCGAGCCACTCATCGCGTGACACGAGATTCCCCAGATCATCCTCGGCAGCTTCGAGCGCGGACAAAGAGGAGTAAGCATTCGCGAGACTCGTACCATCCGCCGCGCCGCCTGAGACATCAGTATTTGCATATCGTGTCCGCGCTGTTGCCATTATTTCAGCCTTGCCGCCTTTGCAATCTTAGGGTCAATATCAGTTTGTTCAATCAAGTCGGCTACTTTGGAGTAATCGACTGTTTTGTATTTCAGTTTGTTTAGTGTCGATGTGTAGATATATCGCACGGGATACAATCCAGTTTCCCACGGTACGGGCGGATCGAGTTTCGTCAGATCGAGTACTTCAGATAAAGCCGGGATTTCCTGCCCGTTGAAAATTATAATCTTCTCTTTGTTCTTGACCGTCGCGTATATCTGCGCGACTGTTCCATTCGTAACTTTTACGAGATTGAATTTATCGCCGCGCCATCCGCGCCCGGTCAAGTTTTCAGGCGTCGCAAAAAAACCGTCCGGCTGTACCTCAACGATAAACCCGCCTGGAGATTTTTCGAGATATGCTATGAGCTTTATATTGTCCTCTGCAAGCTGTTCCGGCGTGAGAAAATCCGTCCAGTGAGAGTCGGCTTTCTTGACAAGCATTTCACCCATTATTTTTTCCTCCATATAATCAGAGCAATGACGAGTACGATCAATCCTATCAGCCCGAGCAGTGGAGCCGCTGTCATTTTGCGCCGCCTATTTTTGTAACTCGTGCTTTGTGGTCCATCGCGCAACCAAGGCACGGCTTGAAACACCGATACATTTCATCATTTTTTTCATATTCATTTATCTTTCCGATCGATTCCCCACGCATCGCGTCCGAATAACAACGATACAACGATCCGTCAGGCATAACTGCGAAATACGATTCGCCTCCATGGCATGTGTATCCGGCCGCGAAGTCAAACGAAGGCGGGATGTCGTCTTCAACAATATTCATGCCGACCGTTTTCAAGTCAGCGAGAAAATCCCATTCTTTGCTTTCACGCCAATCGACGCCGGGGTTCAATTCCCGGAGAATGTTCGGGCGCACGCCGCGCGCCATAAAATGAAACGCTCTTCGCACTGCCTCATCAACGTTGCTTTTTTGAGCAACGATATTGACGAATATATACGGGAACCTATCACGGATCGAAAAAATATTTTTCTCGAACTTCTCTAAGTTGACGCCGTGATATGACGCGGTCCACGCTTTACAATTTGCGAAATCTATTTCATCAACATTCCCGAGTGTGTTTGATGTTACTGCCCATGTGTTACCCTCAGGGATACTGTTGACGAGTTCTTTGAAACCTTTCCAGAGTGTCGGCTCGCCACCTGAAAACTCTAAATGAAAAGGTTTATTCTTCAATAGAAAATCTAATACATCGTGAGGTGAAACTTCATTTTCGATCCGATGCTCTTTCCCGTACCCTTCCCATGTGTAGCCACCCTCGACATTCTCAACCTTGAAATGACAATATTCACATTTAAGGTTACACCGCATCGTCGGGAAAAATAAAATGTTTATCATTTTGAATCCTTTCTATTTTCAAAAGTTTTCAAAAGTTTTCCGAAAGTTTTCAAGCGACCGCCTCCAATCTTTCACCCGTATATTTTTGAATTATTTTGATCATATGCCGCGCCGAGATATCCCATGTAAAACCATCGCGGATTCTCTGCGCCGCACGCTTTCCTTTTTGCAACGCTTTGTCGTAATCCTTATAGACTTGAATCATCCGCCTGACAAGATGTTCAACGGACGGATCAGCCGCCGTCGATTCGTTCGAGATGAACGGCTTTTTTTCTTCGTCGAATCCGATTGTGCGGACCGGCGAAAACTTAAAGTTGAGCGGGTATCCTGTCGTCTCGTCGCAAAAATCAACAGGCCCGGACCACGGCGTATAGATCACCGGACACCCGGTTGACATCGCCTCTGCGAGTGTAAGCCCGAATCCTTCCCCGCGTGTGGGGAACAGAAAACAGTGCGCCGCGTTGTAATATCCGACGAGCGATTCAGGGCTTTTCTGATTCTCGTTCTCGCATATAACAGGTAGCCGACGGGTATCAACGAGCACATTACCAGCGACCTTCATTACGCGCTCCGCTTTCAACGTCTCTTTCAACGTGTCCTTCAAAGCTATCTGTCCATTTTCATATCTGAAATCAACCTTGACCGTTGCTTCGCGGTCTGATTCCTGAGTGGTTTTCATAATCAGCATAAACTTTTCGCGCTCGCAGTTCCCGTAATTTTTGAAAAGGTAAAGGTTAAATTTTTCCCATGCCGCGATCACATGCTCATATCCTTTTCTCGGATTCGTCGCGCCGAACCACATAAAAACAAACGGATTCGCCCTGTTCCACGGTTCTGGAAAATGTCTTTCGTGGTAAAGATATTTGTCCGTCTCAACACCCTCCGTGCATATCTCAACCGGTATTTTCGTGTATCGTTCAAATAAATATTTATTCTGTTTACACGGAACAACAATCAAGTCAGCCTGTTGAATTTCCTTCTGCCATTTTTCGGGGAGCGTTTGACACTCATACATCGTATAGAGGATGTTGTACTTTCCGGGAACGGGCGTAAAACAATCGGGTGTCGTAAGATGGACCGCGACATCCGCATCCTTGTCAAACTTCACGCCCGCGCGCAAGAGTGCTTCGCTCAAACGTTTTTGATGCGTCGAGTATCCGTAACCAATTCCGATGTAGTGTGTCAGCACAGCCCAGTTAATTGTCATTCCGCCACCTTTCAAAATAGGGGAGGGATATCCCTCCCCTTTAACCCGCATCACATATGTTATGCGGCCGTTACAATACGTCCAAGTTTCGACGGGAGCGGGACCGCGAACGCCCACCGCTGTCTGAAATAGAACTTTGTCTCATCATTGTTGATTGCTGTGTACGGATCAACAACAAGTGATGTTGACGCGATCCGTCGTCCGAGATAGACGCCCGACAAATCACCAAAGATACACATCGCGCGGCTTGCCGCTGTCGTGCTCCAACATTTCGTCACGAGTTCAACGGGATAGCCAAGAATCCGACGCGGAACACCTCCGCCGCCTCTCGTCTCCAAGAAAAGTGGGTTACCGGTTGTGTCTTTCACATTCGCGAAATAGTTGTACAACACAACCTGATTCATGTACCACCGGCCATTCCCGCCGATGTAAAGTTCAGGCACCTGCGAAAGGATTCCGGTAACGTCAGCATAAAGCAATTCGGAAAAGTTCGATGAACCTGTAGAAAATACCTCCGAATAGATTCCCGTGCGCCCAAGCATGATACCCGAGAAAAGCGCGGAATCCGCACCCGTGCCGACGAACACAACAGAGTCAATTTTCTGACCCATCGCCTCGAGGAACTGCGGGAGAAGTACGCCGATAATTCCACCGGTGAGGAACGTATCCTCGATAAACTCATTCGTCACAAGCGAATAACCAGTCGCCTTGCGCGCGGTCAACGTTGTCTGTTCAAATGTCGGCTCCGTCTCTGCGATTGCCTCGGTTTCCGCGCCGAACGTGACATCGACTTTCGCGAGTTCACCATTCAAGGTTTTTGTGTCCGAGTTCATCGGTACGACCGTTGCAAACTGCAAAGCCTTCGATGTATCACGCATGTAGTAATACAACTCGTTTTCCTCTTCCGTTGGAACGAGGCCGGAGCCTGTTGCAACAGAAGTACCCTCGGCGACAACGGCTTTCATTTCTGCGTCAACTTCCCGGCGGGATTTTCCAGAAAATTCTCCGGTCCGTGGATCGTATCCGGCTTTAATGAGCAGGTCCGCGCCGATCTTCGTAATGAGTTCAACGTTTGCTTCGGATTTCAGCCGATCTTTTGATTCGTCGCTCATCCATCCGGTTTTTCTGGTCATCCGATCTTTCAGATGTTCCATTTCCCGTTTGAGGTTAAAACCCTTGTAATCGGACGGCGTACCAACAACGATTTTCGGTTCCGTGCCGAACGCTTTTACCGCGGGCGTCTCCGCTTTGCGCTGCGCGTTCGTCTCGTCCGCGATCCGCTTTTCCTCGATCTCAATTTCAAGCGAAACACGGCCTTTTTCCATGAGGAGCGCGTCGTATTTCGTCGAATACGGTTTCGCGTCCTCTGCGTTCGCGGATTTCTTGATCATTTCGTCAAGCATTTTGAGATTGTCTTCAATCTCCGCGATTCTTTTCTGTCTCATTTCAATATAGTTCAATTCATTTTCCTCCGTATTTTTTCGATGTATTGAATCGATATTCGTGATGATCTCCGCACGATTCCACCTTTACGGTTCCCGTCGTGCTCTTGATATCTTCGATATCGTGTTCAATATCATCAATGATCTTCTTGATTTCCGGTTTGTAGCTGTTAAGGATCACCGCATCTCTGTTACACGGTATTCCTACAACAGAGTTTTCAAGCATTTCCCATTTTGTGACAACACAATCCGGCGCGGTATTAGTCAACATCAATCCGGCTTGTGTCAATTCACTCTGTATAATCGTCGGATCGTGTTCCTTTTTCTGCGGAATGAATCCGATTGAAATCGAGCGTAGAATCTTTTCATCCACAAGAGTTTTGATTTTCTGCGCAAAAGGCAAAGATGAAAACTCAAAATCAATTTTTATCCCTTTGCCTTTTACAATTTCCATCCCCGTGACCTTGCCGATCGGCAACGACGATTCACTCGGTCCTGAAAACCCGGACGCCCATGCATGGTCGTAATACATGATCGGGTTTTTCGTGAGGTATTCTTTTTGATTCGTAATTCCCTCAGGTACGACAACTTCGTTCGACCGATCGATTGTCAACGTCGTAGCCCATGCGGCATATTTATTATTCTCGGATTTTATCTCTCCGACAATTCTTTTCATGTCCATTTCTCAGCCTCCAAGTTCTCTGAATTCATCCGTATCATATATCGGGACCATCACACACCGACAATTTATCACTTCCTCAGCCGGACCATCTGGATCATACGGGCGATCAAGGCCATTCGAAAAATGATCGTTCCACAACCTCACCTCACCATCAATTTCTTGATGTGCGTCCCGTGTGAAATCGTCTTTTGTTGATAGCCACTGTTTACCATACGGATGTGACATATCCATCGCCGTATACCGAGCGTCAGAGTATGCGCCGTGTATTTCCGTTCGAGCGATTGTCTTTGCACGATGCAAAGCGGATGCGAACACTTGTTCGACGCTCTCTTCCAATAGTTTTGCTGTCTCAGCTTCTGATAATGTCCGACCTTCTGAGGCTGCAATCATGCTATCCTGTAACACCGTCCGCAATTCTTCACGGAGTGTGTCGTTGATCCGTTTTATCTTTCCGAGCCGCATCAACAGCGCCGCCTCAGCCGCATCATCAGCTAAGGCAAATTGAGTGCCGATCGATTCAACACCCTCCGCGCTCGCCTGTTCGAGCCATTTTTGCATGACCTTTTTCAATTTTGCATCGCTCAAATTGTTGATAATGCTGTCGATGTCAGGCGGCGTCATTTTTGTTTCGGCGAATGACTTCAAACTTTTCCTCGTTTTGTTTTTTACGCCGTTGATATACGCCCGGATATCAGAGATCGCCTTATGTGTGACAGGCGATAATTTCGAGACGAGATCACGCCATTTTTTCGCGCGTATTGATTTCAGATCAACGATCTTTTTACCCGGTTCGTCCGCGCTTGTTGTTGGTTTATTGTCCGATGGCGCCGGAGGGGTTGTGTTATCCGGTGGTTCGGCCACAAGCGCGGGCGGTTCGGGTTCCGGCTCACTCGGAAATTCGTCACGCTCAGGCCGTTCCTCGAATCCGAGTTCAAACCGTTCGTTCAATTCGTTCATCGTAAACATTTTCGTTGACCAAAGATCAGCAACCGCCGTTACTTTTTCAAGTATCTCGCGGTTGAGCACGTCTAACTTTTTATAGTCGCCCTTTATTTCGTATCCATAAATATTAAAAAATTGTTTGTTCCACGTCTCGCATATTGCCGCGTGTTCGGGAAGTAGGGTTTTTTTCCAATATCCAAGGTCTTCGCTTAACGCGGTTGCATAATTGAGTCCTTCGCGTAAACTCAATTCCGATTTTGGAACACCTAACACCGCGCATATGTCGTCTGTCGTCAACTTCAACATTTCTAAAAGTTGTATGTCTTTCGATGACGGTGTGATTGTTTTCGCGGTAAGGCCGGAGTGAAGCAAAAGAAATTGATGTGCTTTTTCGACGCCCTTTCTTTTCGAAAGATCATCGTTTAGCTTCGTTACTTGATCATTTAACAACGGTTTTTCGGTTTCAAGTATGAGGCCTGGAACCGCGTCATTCTCAAAAAATGTTTCCGTAAATCTCTGCGCGTAATAGTATATGTTTGCTGTCTTTTCAAGTGACTTCATGGGCGCAAGGCCACGGATAAAATCATCAGGATTAAAATATTTGTCGTGGATCAATTCATCACGTTCAAGGACAAGTTTCAGACGATCGACTTTCCAGCCGGTCCATACGCCGCCGTCATTCCTTTCCGTCTTTACATCTTTCGGCGACAAGTGCCACAAATAAACCGGCCATCCGCCGTTGATCGTCTTTGCATAATCCGGGTACACAAACCATTCACCGTCCAACTGTTTGAAGATGACCGATGCTTCAATCAATTGTCTTGATGTCGCGTATGGATTTGGGTTGTTCCACAAAATCATAAGCGGATCATTATCCTTGATTGGCTTATCGCTTCCTTCTTTCGTGATCATAATGGGAATTTGCGAAATGTTCCGCGCCTTGTTCGATATGCACGCATAAAGTGTCGCGACTTGTGCGTATGGATTTCGCATCTTCCCGCGATCTTCGCCCGATATGATATCTGCGAGTTTATCCGTCAAACGGAATGTACGGTTTGCCTTCGTAGCATATTTCTCTTTGATCTTCGCAACTTCCGAGCGGAAAGCGTAATATTTATCAATAACAGATGTTAGCCGACCCATGCGACCCCCGGTTGACCATTACATCCAAACGAGAAGATGCCATATCTCATCGCGTCCATGTAGTGATCATTTTCTTTGACAACTCGCTCTTTTTCATCTCGCCTGTATGTGACAATCTCGTCTAAAACACCACGGCATGTATCAATGACAAAAAATTGTTTCCGCTCGATCTTCTGATTGATGAAATTGATTCCCGGTTCAACGCTGTTGTTTGCTTCTTCGCTGTAGTCAATCTCTTGCAAACGTTCGCCGCCCGCCGGATCACAATATGAGATATGCGGAAACTCTTTCCATTTATCGTTCATCGCCTGATTTAAGTTAGACGCTGTACCGTTAAAAAGCCCGACCTCGTCGAGCACGTAAACATTATCGCCGGACCATCCGATCAAAACGCCGTCAGAATTGATTCCGAAATCAACGCCGACCGTGTAATACTCGATAGGCGGTACTTTATCGCGCGTAATGATCATCGATTCGTCGAACTTATCGTAGATGACACCTTCCGCCTTTACCCATTCGCCGTAGAGAAAACGCGCCCTTTGATGTTCGGGGAGCGTCGCGAGATTTTCTTCAATAAACCCGGCTGGTAGATTCTGAACGTTATCCGTCGGATTCATTTTGATTGACGCGTATAATTCGGGACGTGAAAGTGGATCGCCTGTTTTCGGTTCGCGTTTCAGCACAAACATTTTATACGCCCAGTGTAAAGGTGACGGCGGATTGCAATCGAAAAACGCCTTAGGTTTACAGCCGGGAATATTTTGTGCGAGACGAGTTTTTCCGATGAGCATGGTATCATATGAGATTTGTGATATCTCATTAAAATAAACGGTCACATATTCGTGACCGAGAATCTTTTCTGTGCGGTCGCTGTCATCAAATCCGCCGACCCATATTTCAGAACCGTTTTTAAATGTGATCACACAATCACTTTTATTGATTGTGTAATCGGTCGGATAAAAAGAAAGTGCCTTCAAAAACGATTCGAGGAAAAGTGATGTACGCGCGTGATTGTAATGCAGACGAGCGACAAGATGACGCGATCCGGGATATCGACGCGCTCGGTAAATTATTGATTCGACAAGCAGGGCGGTTTTACCGGATCGCGCACCGCCGAACGCAAGTATGTTGGTTGCATCGGAGTTGATGAGGTTGAGTAATTCGAGCTGCTTTTTTGTCGGCTGGAACATGTACTCATGTTTCGACAATTACTCTTTCCCCTCCGCCTGACAGCCGTTAAATGCAGAGTGATAAATTATTTCGATCGGCCCGCCGCCTTCGCCGGTGATTGCTTGAACCGGTTTGCCGTAGGCACGATCACAAACGGTATTGAACGCGGAAATTGAATCGCTGTCTTTTTCGCCATGTAAAATAATCTCGTCCATTCGTTCGAGGTAAATCAATATACGCTCTTTGTTCTTGACCTTCGCGGACAAGAATTCGCGAGCGAGTTCAGAAAGCGAGTTTTCTTTTTTTGGTCGGCCTTTCGGGTTGCCTGATACGCCTATCCCCGGGCCATGATTGCTTTTCCGTTGTTTTGCAACAGTATCTTTATTCATACGAAGTGCATTATATCATACTATATCGTTTGTGTCAAATTTTATACATATTTTTTTAATGTGTATAGAAAAATAGATGTTATTTATTTTACTCCTCATTTTTATACATACATTAGAAAGAAAGAGGATAAGGAGGATAGAGGGGCATTTTTATCTTTTACACGATTTTCAACTTTTTGAAAATGCGTACCTATTAAAAAGATGTCTCTATCCTCCTTATCCTCTTTTTCTGAGGGTATTTTGAAAACTTTCTTGACAAAAAATAAAAAAAATGTTATAAATATCCTCGTTAAGCAGAGAAAGGCGGGAAAATGCCAATAAAAATAGGTGAAAGAATATTTAACAGCAAAAAACAAGCGATATCTTTTTTTAGTGAAATGCTAAAAAAGTATAATATTTCAGAAAAAGTTGATAGTCAAGATGAGGTTTTTTTACTTTCACTTCTTAGAAATCATCCTAATTTTTTATTGAAAAAGGGAAATGGAATAAATTATATTTATGTTGCGCCCGATGGATATGGAAAGAAATGCTTTTTTATTATGCGTATTGACGGGACGTATATAGATTTCAGCTTTTATGCGTGCATAAATGGGGGGAAATCAGCGCAAAATAAATTCGACATAGCGTGTCGTGACTCCGTAAAAGACTATATAATAGACTTTGCAGAGAAAAATAATAAAAAAGATAATGAACACGTTGATCATATCCCCCCATTAACATTCTCGAAAATTGTTGATGATTTCATCGAAAAAGAGGATATAGATTTATACTCTATTGTTTTTGACGAATCGGAAACTGGCGTCAGGTTCTTTGATAATGAATTAAAACAATCTTTTTTTGAATATCATAAATCTGTGTGCCAATTACGAATTATCCTGGCTAAGGATAATTTAAAAACATCTTACAAAGGAAGGCGAAAACATGGTATTGAATGACACGATTTGCACGCTGTATTTTTTAGGCAAACAATTTGAAATTAAGGAAACGGTATATCCCCATAAATATGATGTGCCGAATACGGACGAAGGCATATCAAAATTATTCAAAAAAATACAGGCGTCCGACTACATGCCAGCACTTTGCGTAGATGGCGCCGGGAATCGATGTTCAAGGGCGGTAATAAACGATCAAAGTGCAAAGTTTTGTGAAACGAACGTGATTGTTATAGATTGCGATGGAAAAATATCAATAGAGGATTTCAAAAAAATAGCGGAACCTTATCATTATTTTTTAATCACAACACGGAGTCACGGTGTAAAATCAGGCGATCATTTTCGCGTCGGTTTTCCTCTCGGTGAAACAATAACGGATGAATCTGTATATCTGGATTACCTCAACAAAATAATTATGTGGTGTAAAGGTGATAAGTCGTGCTCTGATCCCGTGCGAATGTTTTTTGCGTCCGGGTCCGATGCGGTTTATGATTATCACAAAGGGAAATCGGTCCTTGAATGGTTGACTGCGTTCGAGGAACTATCAAAAATGCCGGAAACACAAGATGAAGAGAGTGATGCAAAAACGCTAGAACACTGGTACGGATTGACGCTTGATGAAACAAAAAAACATTTTTTGACGTGTAGTGAGGGAGAGCGCAACGCGCATTTATTTGGAGCAACAGGGCATTTGATCATAAGTCTTAAAAAAGAGGCTATCGAAACACTATCATTTATTGAAGAATGCAATAATGCTTTTCATCATCCGAAAAATTGGAGAGAGGAAAGGCCGAAAATAGTAAAAGCAATTAAGATATGGCAATCAAGAAGAGATAAAATTGAACAGGAAAAACTAAGAATTGAGAATAAATATAACCTTGATGATATTGATCTCGCCTTATTTTTAGCGGATGCAATACGCGATGATTTCCGATGGTGTGAGGAGCATGGAATCTGGTATACATTCGACAAAGGAATATGGGTCAAGGATTACGGATTGAGAATACACGAAGCATGTAAACAAGCGATGAAAAAAAGAATTGAAGTCGGTAAGATGAAATTAAAAGAAATGAAAAGACAAGAGCGCAAGATATATATTGAAAAGCTAAAAAAACTTTTGAATTACAACAAACGAACGACAATCATAAAAGATGCGCGGCCAATACTCTCAATTTTTGCGAAAGATTTTGATTGTAAAGATACACTACTTAATTTTACAAACGGGACATACAATCTTGATGATGAATGCTTTTATGAGCATGACCGGGCTGAGTATCATACTAAAATGTGCGCATGTAAATATGATCCATCTGAAAAAGTACCGAAAAGATTCATTGATTTCCTTGAAGAAATATTTCAAGGTGATTTTGAATTGATCGAGTATGTCCAAAAACTTTTCGGATTATGCTTGACGGGAAAAGTTGATCGGCAAGAGTTTTATATTTTACATGGCGGCGGAGGTAACGGAAAAAGTGTATTGATTTCTATTTTTACAAAACTTGTGGATGAATACGCGATGGTAACGGACGCGGACAAACTCATGCAGAGTTACGGCAATAAGGATACGTATCTCGCTCTGTTTAAAAATAAACGGGCGCTTTTTTGCTTTGAACCGAAAAAAGGCGGTCGGCTTGATGTACCTCTGATAAAATTATTGACAGGCGGTGAACCTCTCATGGTCGCGCAAAAATATGAAGTACCAGAAAAGATAGAATTAAAATTGAAACCGTTTTTGATTACGAATCCGAAACCGAAAATAAACGAAACAGATAACGCAATATGGCGGCGCGTGAGAATGTTGCCGTTTAATTTTGAGGTACAAGATGACAAAAGAATTTTCGGCCTTGAAAATATTATTCTTGATTGTGGTAAATCTGGAATCATGAATTGGTTTATCAACGGATATTGTAAATATAAAAAAGATGGATTGAAGACGCCCGAATCAGTAAAGGTGAAAACGGAGGAATATCGGGATGAATCAGACGATGTAAAAAACTTTATTGATGATTGTTGTGATTTAGGAAATGATTTCTGTGTGTCGTCAAGCGTATTGTTTAATGCTTATTTGAAATGGTCAAAATTACCGAAATATGATCAACCTTCGCAGAAAGGATTTTCTAACGATCTCACGAAAAAGGGATATAATAAAAAGGAAATAAAAAGTCGAATATATTTTACTGGGATACGGTTATCAATAAACGAAGAAAACTCTTTCGAGGACCGGATATGATATTTGAAAATTGTGACTGCATGGACTTGATGAAAAGATACCCGGACAAGCATTTTCAATTAGCCTTAATTGATCCTCCCTATGGTATATATAATAAAAATGTTTCAGGATTTATGAAAGAGCGTAAAGGGGCCAATACTGTAAAATGGGATGTTCCTCCAAATAAAGTTTTTTTCGATGAATTGTTT